GCTGATAGACCAGTGTAATTGTGGTGGTAGAGTCGTTGGGTATAGGCCAGAGATTCACCTCACCATAAGTTGACTTGGGTTGATAGTAAAGATTGATAGGGGGACCGCTGTTGTTATTCAGAGGAAGTAGGTTGTAATTGTAGTTGGTGTAGATGTTCATAGGAACATTAACACTAGACCCTTGATTACGGTAAGCTTGAATAACCTTCAAAGGCATGGGGGTATTAATCGTTTGCCCATTACCAATTAGGTATTGAGATGTCCCAGAAGTTACCGTAAAGGTATATTTCTTAATTGCCCACACTGGCATACCGTCTGCCTGAAAGCCCTTAATCATGGCATTCAATGCTTGGGCTGCGTCAGTGACTTGATACGTTTCTGGGGAACTACCTCCCGACAATACTACTAGTTTGCGCAAGGCTGCGCTAATTACAGCGTCACGTTGTAGTGACCAAGTGGTTGTTCCGCTCGTACTCATTAAGCTACCCCAGAAAGTTTTTCTTTTGTTCGCAAAGCACCAAGTCCCAAGAGTCCACCAAGAAGGGTCAATAGGGTTCCCATGTCAAGTTGTACAATTTTAGGTACCCAAGCGACTAGGATTGGATATACTAGAAATTGATAACCCAAGCCTGTGCCACAAATCCATCCAATATAAGGACGCCAGCCAGACTGCCAGAAATTACCAGATTGAGAATCTGCCAAGTTAACAGCAATTTGTGCCTTAGCTAGATCTGTCTCGTTTGCAAGAAGCTGCAATTCACCTGACTGCTGTGCCTTAAACATCTCAAGTTTGGCAGCGTCCCTAGTAGCGGGATCAGGCCAAAACTTATCAATGAGTTTACCACCAATATCTAGGACAGCTCCTAGAGGAGTTATATCTAAAATTGAAGCCATATTATTTATCCTGTTTTTGATCTATCTTGGTTTCTATTCTATTAAGAACAGCAAATAGGTCAGATTTAAATTCACGAAAGTCGTCCTTACGGACATAGTTATCTGACATATTCTCTCTTAATGTGATTAAATCTACTTTCAATGTTTGTACTGCTGCCCATAATTCTCTAGCCAACCAACCAAGAACCAAACAACCAGCAGCAAGAACTGCGTTTAATATCTCTAACAATGTCCAAGGCATTGTGTCTCCTTTATAATTATGGGTAAGTGTCCCACGGTAATTGAAAATGTGGTCCATCTTTTAAAGTTTTCCAGTCCCCACCCCACTCAATAGGAGTATTGAGTTGTTTAGCTGCTTCTTTCATAGCTACTGCTAGTTTATCATATAGAGGCCAATCCCATCGGATTTCTCCATCTACAATAGCAGCAATGTCTACGGCATGGCCTGTGAGGTGCCTACTACGCATTGTTTGTGAGGCACCAGAGGCCACCAATGCCTTTTGTCTATCCAGTGCCCTGAGGCCCTCTAATACTGTGAAGTCTAGTGGGGAGAGTTTCAAAGCAAGTTCTACTACAGCAACTAGTTTAGGATGCACTCCTTGTAACTTAGCCCATGATTTATTGGATAATACAAAAGTCATTCTACATGCCCCGGTTGAAAGTAATTAACATACAAAATTGACCAAGCAGCCAACTTGCCCCTAATACCACCTACTTTAGATAGCTTTCGTAGTCTTCTAGAAATTGTCCACTCACCCCTATCGGGCAATCCGTATACACAAGATACTTCTGTGTAGTTAGCAATTATGTCTAACACACCTGTAAAATAATAAAGGTATTTATATTTCCATTTCCATTCCTTTTCATATTGAATGGCTACTGGGTATAAAATAAGGGTGAGTAGGGTAATCATAGTTGTGCTCTTAGGGAGGCGGCTTCTGCTTCTACAGCAGCTACTACTTGTACTCCGGGCAAAACAGAAAGATCTACAGGAGTTCCCTCTTTTAGTGCCTCTACTGTTAGAAGTATAAACTCACGTAGATTACGCTGTGTGAGGGTATATTGTTTTTCAAGGGCTTCTAACTTGTCTTTTGGTTTTGGTGTGTTGTAGTCTGTATATAGGCTAACAGCATCTTCAAATGTACCAGAATCTAACTCAACAAAGACACCCTCTGATACTTCATATGTAACCCCTCGCAGAGTTACGTTTTCATTATGTATAGCAATAATCATGTTGAAATCTCCGTCACTCGTAGGCGTGCTGCACTAGCCCCTCCAAATTTACGACCACTAGAATTTCCATTCACATAGGCTGTACCTGTATCCGCACCAAAATTTAATTTGAAAGTAGTTGAAGAGGTGGTACCAGCCGCCATCTCATAACTACCAGATAGTGAATAAACCATAACATTATCTCCACCCCCACTTCTAACTGCTAATGCATTGGCTGTAGAATCTTGAAATAATGCGATAGAGATATGCCCAGCAGACGTACTTGCGCATCCCATAAAATCCCACTCAATTCGTAGGCGGTTTGTTGTACTTGTTGGTGTAATAGTTACAGACAATATTTGCAATCCCTCTGTGTTTTGCGGGATCGTGTCGTCCCAAGGAAGAGCTGTGACTGTACTAGTGTATGTGATGTATGGGGTAGCTTCAATAGATTGTATTACTCGTTTAGAACCTAGACCAGTAACAATACCACCAGGCCCAAAGGTAACAACTTGGGAGCCATCATGTAATAGTGCGGAAGAGGTTGCGCCTGTTCCACCATAAATTCCTGTTGCCATTATGCTACCCTTTGGATTGTAAACGTGATTGGAGGAGTTCCAGCGGCACTCCCGTCAGTATGGGCACGTACCAAGGAACCTGCCGCAAAATACTGAGTTGATCCCACATAGGCTCCCGCATTAGCTGCTGGAGTATATACACAGCCAAGTACATCTGCAACTGTAATTCCCTGAATATTTGTAGTTAATTGAGAAGAATTTAGTGAAAGACCCATATTCATAGAGCCAGACGTACAGTTATCTACATAATTTATGGAGTATACTCCAGCTACATTTATAGTAAATAAGGTGCTGTTTGCGGCACTATCTGTTATAGTAATATCAGTTCCCTGAATAATACAACCATTTACACCATTAGTAATATTTGCAAACCTACGTATTTTTGTATTTGTGCCACCATACCCATTGGCTCCGTTTACTTTCACCATACTTTGATTGGTATTACCTGATCCAAAACCTTGCGGGAATGCTGCCTTACCGTTAGAATCTATAGTGATGACATCCTGACTAGTCGCTCCAAAGTTACCCCTAGCCAATTTCATTGTACCATCAGCAGCAGCAGCCGTGAGGGTAAAGTTTTGTGTTGCAGTTGAGGAGTCCCCAAGCTGCACATTTGTTTTTAATAGTCCTGCCATTATGCCGCCCTTATCTTAAATCTCCAAGCCCAGTTTGCAGAGGTAAGGGCTGTAGAATTATTACCAGTAGTGTGGTTATTTACCGCCCAAGGAGCAGATCCCCCTGTCCTAGCTTCAACAACAGTGGATGTTTTCCTAATAGTAAAAGGGGTACAATAACTAGCATTACTTTGAGTATATGGCGTAACCACGTCTCCAACAGAATAGCCTAACTCAGCAGTCAAACAAACAATTTCAACCTCTGCTGAAAGGGGAGTAATACCAAGACCATGTGTATATGTTAAAAGCTGAGATGCTGCCGGTAGGGGTGTTGTTTGGTTTGTTGTTATTGTCAAAGCGCTACCAGCACCCCCAGACAAATCTGCCCCAGAGATAGTACCATCCACAATCTTTGCACTGGTAATGGTAGAATCTTGTACCAGAGATACTCCGGTTGTTCCATTAACTGTTACGGTCATACAATAGTCCAAGCTGCGCCAGTAGGCACTGTTACGGTTATACCAGAAGCTACAGTGAGTGGTCCTGCACTAACTGCATTAAAGCCTGTAGTGAGTGTATAGTCCGCTGTTACGTTCTGACTAGTTTCTACAAAGACCTTATCAGAACCACCACCAGTGGCACCACCGCCTACGGAACCCCATGTAGAGCCATTGTAGCCCTCCCAAGATCCCAAGGTACTATTATACCTAAACTTAGTTCCGGTAGGTGCTGCTGGACGTTGAGCTGTTGTGCCAGAAGGAATATCAGCAGCCCCTGTATTAGAATCCTTAGAAACATATGTTGCTGGGATGGTTGTGTTTACAGAGGTCAATAATGCCGGGACATTGGTGTATGTAACAATGTTGACATCATTAAGCCATGAGGCAATGATGGGTGTAGAGTTGTCTACAAAAGTAGTTGAAGCCAAGAGGTCTTCTCCTTTATGTTAATTGTCCAGTAGCTATACGACCAGCCACAGCACATCCTGAAATAGAAACACCAGCTAATCCCTGACTGTTTATAATGTTACAGGCATTGATGAAGGTATCTTGTGAGGGGTCTGGCCTTACCCAAGGAACAGAAATACGCTCTCGTTGTACCCTTAGAAAATCTTGGGGGTGTCTAACTTCGTAATCCTCTTTACAAACCATCACCCCATCCCAACGACGCATCATTGAAGAGGCTTTGAACTTACGTCCACAGGAATCACATATAGCGTTCCAATTTCCTAGATCAAGATAGTTTTTCATAATTAAGATGATTCATAAGCACCAGCCGCACCTGTACCATCAGTGCGACGAAGGGTACCGGCAATATCGTATTTCAATGTACTCAACCCAGTAGGAACCCTACTTTTAAGTTGAGTTGCTCCGCTCACTGGTTTGTAGTTTCCTCCTGTGGCGGGAGAGGCTTGCGGAGCAACTGTATAGTTTGGGAACAAGGCCATGATCTGTGAATCATTCAATCCACCGAAAAGTGATGGATTACTACTCGGCAACCAAGCCATGCCAAGGAAAGGCGTAGTACCATTGTCATTATGTGGTGCTCCACCAGTACATTGAACGTCACCAAATAACGAAACATTACCATCATTTCCTACGCTGTATCCATAGGCCCAATTTCCAGTGCCACCTACACCAGCAGTGACGGTGTCACCCTTGTTGTTATAGTCATTCCAGATGTTGTACCGGGATGAACCTAACTTAATAACACCATTGGGTACAGTGCGAGTCCCCGCTACATCGTTGTACATGCGAGAGCAACGTGCGCCTATCGCGGTGTTGTGTTGCTCCACGTAGTTTGTGATTGTTGCCAGATCGCTGTCGGCAAACAAATTCATACAAACCCCAGCCCTGCCTCCATTTTGCTCAAACAAATTCTGTACATTCGCCACACCCAAGCTGTACGTGAATGCGGATGCATTGGTGAGCACAAACGATGGGTTCCGATTGTTGTGAATAATGAAGCCATCCCTGTTTGCGGATGTGTCCCCACTCAGAGGCCAATTGGCACCGTAATTGCCGACATAGCAGATTGCACCTACAGTGGAGAAGTCCAAAGCTCCAGCAACACATCCTGCGTACATTGGAACAAGGTTGGCAGTTGGAGAATTGCCCATCAGCGTGATGTTGTTTGCGCTGGCAGTGGTCAGATTCAACGGGTATACTATGTCGTACCAAGTGAACACCTGTTTGTTGCCGGTGTTGTCTATCACTACATTGTCAATAACAACCGTGTCGTTGGCGGTGTTGGTGCCTGAGAAATTGAACCCAACACCGGCATTGGTCAACATGGTCAGATTACGCCAATAGATGTTGGTTGGGAATGACGCCAAGCTCGCTGTGCAAGTAACGGTAACAACCGCAGCAGATGCGGGGTCTTTTTCGATGTAGCAGTGCGCAGAAGCTGTGCTTGCTGAAAATCCTGCCGCAATGTTGTGGGTCTGGTTGGCCCCGGAGTTGTCCATCAAGCGTATGAACCCGCCGCCGCAGTCATTGTGCCCCTTGTTGGCGTTGTTCCAAGTCTTCAATGCCGACAAGGCCGCTGCGATAGTTGGGAATGGATCAGCCTTTGCAGTTGCAGGTGTTGCAGAAACAGTCCCGCCGCCTGCGCCCACATTCACGTAGGCGTATCCACCACCGTATCCACCTGTGCGGTCACAGATGACACGCAGCGTCTTTTGAGCCTGCACGGATGGGAACGATGCACCAGTTGCTGACAAGTCCAAGACCGCAGAAGAATCCCCGATCCACGGGTAGACCTTTGCACGTACATTGCACGCTGCTGCTTGTGTCATGCCAGAGAAATCAACTGCGCAAGGCCAGACCTCGGGGATATTTCCGCGAGAGAGTCTCGTTGACAGTGAGGTGCTGCTAACCAGTTGGTCTGTGCTATACGCACCACCATCAGAGACTGCAAACTTTACACAAGCAACTTGCTGCCCATTTCTGGCATGGCGGTGGAATGCAAGCAATTCCACGTTGTAGGTGGATGAACTACATTCACTTGGGGGATTGATCCAAGCAGTAAGCGCCTTTTTATATGATTCGGTAGAGAGATTAATCTTTGTTGGTGCAGAGCTAGCCGTGCATGATGGGTAAAACGTACCTCCAATAGACGCGGACACAATTGTGGTTCCTGAATAAACCCAATCATCTAGAGTGATATACAACGTAAGGTCTGTACCATCTGTGCTAATCATCTTAGAATTGCCATTTGGATACTGGCGACGAAGATGGGATACCCCAGTAATTGTACGATTGACAGTGGTCACATTACCGCTGGTATCATACCCAGGATCTGATACAGAAATAGTTAATGCCGTTGGAACGGCTGTACCTACTAATGATGTAAGACCTTTTAGTTTTACAATAGCAACCCAACCACTACCACTTGCACCAACACTAGAAACAGGATCAATGGGAGTGGCATCAACAATAGTTAAAGACATAATAGCCCCGTTTGGGACCGCTGCCGACGATTTATTTGGGAAAAGCCCAATACCCATTCCTGTATACATATTAATTCAGTGCAATAATATTAGTTGCGGTAGTTCCAGTAGAAAGTACCTGAATAACTTGAATTGGTAAGACACCAACCGGAACATTGCTAAACGTAATAGTGTTCTCATCATCGGACATCTTAACTGCTAAATTACCCGTTACTCCGATATAAAGACCCCTAGTTGTAGGTATAATTGTTGCATCGCTTGGAGTAACTGCTGTGGCACTATGTGCAGCCACAGTTGCGTTTGCTGTATGGTATGAACCAGCCATATTTTTTCCTTAAGGGAGAATAACTAATAAACTATGCACCGAAATGCACGATTCCTTGTGGAGTACCTGTACCAGCCACAACTACAACACACCCAGTGTCACATCTAACAGGAGTTGTAAAATAGGCCCCGTTGGAACCAGTTGTGACAGATCCGTTAACTTTTGCTAAAACATTGCCAGAAGTGTCTCCAGCAGCGTTGTCGTACACCGTGACTGTTGCCACATTTGTACCGTCACTGATAGCGTGGACTGCTGATATGATTCCACGACCAGTAAAAATTTGATAAGTTCCAGCAGTTTTTATACCACTAGATTGTGCAGAGCCTGCCATATAACTTCCTCAATAAAAAGGGGGAACAAGTCCCCCTCCATAAATTATCGAACGTACTCAATAAGCAGATACAGTTCTCCCGAAGTGGGATTTCCAGTAGTTGCTGTTCCATTTACCCAAATCTGAATATCAGTGCCATATGGGATGTTATAGTTTTGAAAAATACCAGAAACAGGTGTTTGTACTGAATAAGCACCAGCAGTTCCAAAGGCTGTTAGAGCATTTATAAATTGAGTACCAGCAGAGACAGTACCAACACTATATGTTGCAGCAGAAATAGAACCACCAGCCAATTGGGTTTTCACCCACAAACGAAACCCAAGAATAGTTGCATCTGCTGGAAGAACAGCTACTTGTGTGTTTGTGCCCCCAGTAGTAAAGTTAGCAGAAGTTAGTTTTACAGCTTTTACGATTACATCTTTAATATTACTAGTAGCACTGGGACCTGTACCAGCGGCTGGGTCACTGACAGCGACTTGGCCTTGTACGAAATTAATTGCCATTTGTTTTCCTTATAAGAAAAAGGGGTTGCCTCTGTGAATATTCACCTCTTGGGCTTATGTCCCCTTTAGTCAATTAATTAAGCGCCAGCAGAACCGTAGATACCACGGACATCAGTTGCGCCGAAGGAGTAACGAGCGGTTGCCTTGAACTTAGCGTTCTCAGTATCCCAATCATTGTCCATGTCGAACTGATCTGCACGACGTTCAAAATACTTCATACCATGAGGCACGTTAGTACGAATGAACCAAGCATCAGTATCAGTCAAGAAGTGGTTGGTAACAACCTTAGGAACAGCACCAAGAGTCTTGATGGCATTCAGATCGTTGTTATCAGTACCAACACGGCCATCAGAAGCCAAGATACGTTTTGCTTCAAAGATCAATTGACGTGGGATGATAAGCGATTCAGGACGAACAGCGATCAGCAAACCAGCATCATTAGTGAAACCGGCAATGTCGATACATGCTTGTTCCAGAGCAGCTTCAGACAAGTCAGCAGCAGTAGCAATTTGGTTAGACCAAGTACCACCTTTGATGTTAACGTGTGAGGCATTAATCAAAGACAAACCATCACCATAGGTATAGGAAGAGTTGAAAGCGCGGTTGTACACGTTTGCAGCAATGACTTCCTTGGTCTGACGCATAGAGAAGGCAAGCCCTTGAGCTTTCTTCTGACCTACGATGTCATACTGGTCATCTTCCATCATTTCGCGTGTGATAATGAAACCCAACGCATAAACGACGTGTTGGTAACGGGTGATGAACGCCTGACGTTCGCTATCATAAGAGATAGGAGAACCTTCAGTCTTTGCAACAGCCAAACCAAACGAAGAGATACCTACATCTTCTTCAAACGCTTTGTTAGAGGTATACTTATCAAAAAGATCAGTATACTCGGTTTTGTATTCATCATACGCTTTTCCATACCAAGCGTTGACACCGGGCCATAGGGCCTTGGCAAATGAGCCACTATTGATAATAGACATATTCTATTTCCTTTATAAAAATTAAACGCCGGTTGTACCGAGACTACCCAAGGTGGCTGCGTTCAGCTTGACATAGTAGCTGAAATAAGTATCACCGGGAATGTTGTCTGGACGATTGGGGAAACCGACAATCTTCAAAGGAAGAGTAGCTGTAGTAGCCAAACCAGCAGAGTCCAATTGCATACCAGAACTACCAGAAGTAGTAGAACCGGCAGTAGTGGTAAATTGACCGTTCAAGCCCACATTTGCAGTAATCGTAGCAGCAGCTACAGACGTACCAGCATATTGAACCTCATAAATCAACGAAGGATCGTCTGCAACAAGAACATAACGATTAGTAGATGCGGCACGATATACAGGGGTATTCAGGTTAGAGACAGGGGGGATGTTTGTTACATCACCAACACCAGTAAACAAGAAACCTACAACAACCCCAATTGGGATATCAGTTGCAGCACAACGTGCAACGGTTGGAACACCAGTAGCTGCACGAGCATCGCCTGCGAGTTTTACAGCATCCCCGACCATAACAACATCACTGTTGCCAGCGTCGAGGAAATAAAGATTTGCTTGGCCGGTATAGGGGCCAGTAGCAGTTTTAACAGGACGGAACCCGTTAATACGAGAAACACTTGACATTAGTAATACTCCAATTAGTCAATTAGTAAGTACCCCCAATGGTCGCACACAAAGTGTGTTAATCGCGGCTAACTTTGACAGCGCCGTAATCGCTTCCATTAAGAGATGGTTCTTTAATGGCAGATTCCGTTTCAGCAATTTGTCGTTGCTTCGCTCGTTGGTCTTCTTCGTACCACTCTTTCTTAATTCGCATTACGAAAGCCTTAGTACCTTGACCGACGGAGAGTTGCTTAACAGATCCAATAGAGGACCCACTTGCTGCTCGTTTATCTCCCACATCTACAGTATCAGACTGCACGATTTCATAACCGGCATCTTGGAACTGCGTGATTCGATCTTCTACATCGTTCACGATACGGTATTCATAAGCTGGGTCTTTACCCTTAACCGTTAAAATGTTACGACTACCTACGGGGGTACGTGTAACGCGACCTGCTGGGGCCTTAGCAATTGCTTCTTTTGTCATATTAACCTTTCTTAAAGTACGGACTTCAAGTCCTCTATGTATTGTTTTTCTGTCATTACCTTTTGGCGAACTAGATTATTCATAATCTTACGTTGCTGGTCAGTAAGAACAAAAGTTTCCTTAGATGTTCCTCTGGCTTGCCCTGACTCGACACTGCCGGGTTTATCTTGGTTGGGGTTCTTAAACCTATTAGGGAACTCTTTGCGAACCTCTGCTTCAACTTTCTTTAGAACTTCTGAAGGACTATTACCAGCACGAGCTAGTGATTGTCCCAAAGCATCTGCAAAAGCTTTCATGGGAGCTGAGGTTTTGTACCAATTATTACGAGAGGTCCATTGTGTGAATTCGGGATGTTCCTCGACTTCCTGCACTTGGACGGGTTCAGCTTTAAGCTGGTTAACTTGCTCTTTAACAAGGTCAATACGATCTTCTGCCGCTAGTACGGCATCTGCATCACCTTCTTGTAGGGCAACTCGTTTCTGTTCCCTAAGGGCTTCTAGTGCCCGTTTATACTCCACTTCTCGCACTTGCGAGTGTAGTTTTTTCATTTCATTTAGGGCACTTTTAACGTCTTTAAGCTGTTTAGATTGATCTTCAATCTTTTTAAAGAGTTCACCACGACGTAGGAATTCTCCTGCATCTACCCATTTATGCTCTACACCTTTGTATTCTTCTTTTGGAACCCAGCCGGATTCCATCGCCTCAATCTCTGTTTCAGTTCGTTGTGGGGCTTCTTGTTCAACATTCTCAACAGGTTCTGTTGGATTTAGGTTTTCTTCTGACATATCAATCTCCTGTAATTACTGCTACAACATCTTCATCATTTAATGCGATGTATTCTTGCTCGTCTTTTGGATCTGTAATAGTTTTACCGCTAAAGCGTGCAAAAGCTACTAAATCTCCAACCTTAATAGGCGGTGCTACTCCAAAGTCTTTATAAGCCGTAGAGCCCATCGAAACAATAGTTCCAACATCTACTCCTGCCTGTGCCCTGAGTTTATCTTCATGGTCTGGAATAATTAGTCCAGCAGCAGTGGCTCGTTTATAGTCTTTGTTAGTATCCTCTAGTTTATTTTGTTTAACTAGAATGCGATGCAAAATAGGTGTAATCACTCTGAATCTCCTTCATCGTGTGTCATTTCCAAGAAGTCTCGGTATGCTTGGATTGCTCCAACTTTCATACCATCTTGCCGTACATCTTGTCCCGCAGTGTATCCGAGTTCTTCTTGTAGTCCTTGGATGCGGATTCCGATGGTAGCATATACCTGCTTGGTGACAGGATTGGATTTCCAGTCTCGAAAATCTGTCTTTGAAATCATCTAATTTATTTCCCTTTGGAATGTGGTTTAGCAGACTGTTGTCTTTTAACAGATGCCATCTGGTTTTGGTGAGTCACATTTTGACGGTGATCTACCTCTTTATGGATAGTGTCTTGAATAAACTTCTGTTTATCCTGAGCAGTACGCATGTTCTCAGTGTGTGTACTAATGGCTAGTTGTACAGCATTGAGCATCTCTTTATGGCGCAATTCTTGATCGGCAGCTTGTGCTTTCATAGCTTGCTGGAACTGTGCATCACGTTGGGCTAGTTCACTCTTGAACGCGGCCTCTTGTTGTTTAATTGCAGAAGCTTGCCCCATAGCTTGAATCTTAGCTTGGCTTTCCAACAGTTTAGGATCTGGTGGTTTCTGTGGCAGGGCACCTGTCTGAGCAACTTCTTGATTTAGCAAATCCTGATAATTAGGCTGTTCTTGAGCTTCCAACAATCGTAGACCAACCTTAACTGGATCAAGGATACCAAGAGGTAGCATCTCCATCAAGCCTTGGGCTTTCAAGAGTTTCTCAGTTTGAGATACAGCCGTGGGATCAGCTCCAGGACACACCTTGTAGGTGTCTTGTTTGAAATCTGCTGGGCCAATTGTGACATTGACAACGGCTGCATATGTTTCTGGGTTCAGGTATGTACCATTAATGGCGAAGAGTTTTTGAAACTCCTCTTCCAAAGAACGGTAGATACGTTTATAGACAGCAGTAAATACCTTCATACCCTGTTCGATGGTAGCCATTGTGGTCGTGGCAGGGGTATTTTGGCCGGGCATCTTTCCTACGAAGATTTCCGCTACACTTGCAAGCTCTTTGCCACTCGTGATTAGACTACCCATCAATTGAAATAAAACTGCACTGGGTTCTTTACTAGGCAGAGGTACAATTTGCTGTTTCAGATCTTGGCCTGTGCTATTAACAGCCTTCCATTCACCCGGTGAGAACCTGGCTTCACCCATACGGATACGAAGACCTTTACCCAAGAAACCAGATTGAAGGTTATTTAGTGAACCGGCATCAATCAACTGATTAATCAGAGTATTAACAGACTCATTAACTGGACCAAGTAAAACCCCAAAACCCAAATCATAGAAACTACCGTCTGGATTAGGAATGAACCCAAACTTAGTAAAATACTCAATAGGATCAATCTTGATAAGCTCACCCTTATCATTGTAATGCATAGTGGTGTCATCAAAACGGGCACTAATACGCAATACCTTACCACTTTCAAGGTGGAAAGTCACAACATAAGGTTCTCTGTAACCATCGTCATCTAAATCTAGATAAGTATGCTGCTCAATGATTGTATAAGGAGTAGTTTCATCCTGTTTAGGAACCGAACCACCTTTTGTTTCTGGTAATGGGGCACTACCAAGATCAGTATCTAGGAAAATACCAGCCATTTGACGTTCTTTTAACAACCGTGGGCTCATTTCAATCACCTGAGACACACGTTCAGCTTCTCGCAGGGTCTTTGTCCAGTAGTTTACTACTAAATTCTTAGGCAAAATGACATCAGAAGCAGGTTGTTTCTTAATTGAATCCCAATAAGTTTTCTTAAAAACAGTTCCAACCACAGGAAGCATAATTAGCAACTTGTCCATACCCTCTTCCCAACCAATCATCTCATGCATCAGTTGATAAGACATGTAAGAAGACACGCGGTCCGCTAAACTACTCTTTTCTCCACTAGGATCTTTACCAATTACCTTAGATTTTACAATTTTACCATCAGAAGGCACTAGACTTGGGTAAGCCCGAGCAGCAAATTGCATAGCTGCGGTAGTCAGTAGTGGGTATTTTACGTTAGAGGCTTTGGGCCAAGGGAAACTCTTATCTTCACGTACCTGTGAAGCAAGTTTAATCCACTCATCTAGCTGCTTTTCCCAAGTTTCCCTAGACTGTTTGTCGGTGTCATACCCACTCAAAGCTTCTCTACCAATATCCTTAATCTGTTGTTCATCCAAAGTCTCAGCAATGTTCTTAGACTCTAACAAAGCTCGTAAAGAGGCTTCCTGTGGAGTAACTTCTGCTTCTGACTGGTCTGGATGGTCCCCCAAACCATTAGGAAGGGGTTGAGGTTGGGACGGTAGTTGGCTAATATCCGGTGATGCTTGATTGCCCATCATAGCCTGCCCCGGATTCCCTGAGTTCGTCTGCGTATTCATCATCGTCTATTTCTTCTTTCGTTGGGGCTTCTATTAATGTATCAAGCATTAAGCCTAAGTAGGCAAAGGCATCTACTTGGTCATCATGCTTGCCACGCGGGAAGGTTAAACATTCATTTTCAAATATCGGATACCATTCCCCACCTTTATTGAATTTAATACCGTGGGCACACATCCGTGCTTGTATTGACCGTGATCTACTTGTCTTATCCTTACCTCCATGTTTCAAGGGTATTAGGCTTAGGTAAGTATTAGTCTTAACCATCTCTTCACGTAAAAAAGGACCGATGGACTTAGAAACTTGCATGTCTTCTATTCCAACGGCCTCTGGTTCGTATATCCTATGCAAGGAAAGTAGTGTATCTACGATTTCCCTACCATCCATACGCTCCCGTATAATGTCTTTTATATGAATAATTTTATTTTCATCTACACCAGCAACTACAAAAACGGAGTAGTCTGCTTTCTCAGATTCAGAAATGGCTAAGTCAGCCGTCACATAGTAATGCAACTTTAACTTAGTATCCTCTTCCCGAATTGGTAGAAAGTCAGCACGCTTGAAGAAAGTCACACTTTCATCCAAAGGCACGTTTAAATACTCTTGGCTGTAGATGTCGGTGGTTCCGTCTTTGACGGCTTCATCGTACAACATCTTGAACTCTGTAGCACTCTTTTTGGAAGGCCACAATAGCTCACTAAAATCCTCATTATGCGCTCGATACTTAACAGCTTTCCACATACCCTTCATGGTAGTGAAGGTCTTTAACCCAATACGTTGGGTACGTTTATCGCTGTCGTTGGGCATTAGACGCTCTAGGAGGCTGTCGTTGTGCAGGATGGTACCAACTATACGGACAATACCGCTATCTGCCCTACAAGGCAGCAAAGCGCCTTTAAACCACCTACGCATCTTATCACGACGTTCCTTGTTCATCACAAGCTCATCGTTCTCCATATCATCACACATAATGATGTCAGGACGACTACCATTCCAGATCAATCCACGTAGCTTTTGTTCCGCTCCCTTGGCAATTATCCGAAATTGGTGGTTGTCCTCACATGCAACTATAATATCAGTTTCAGAGTCCTTGATGAACTTGACCTGACCAGATTCATTTCGTTTTATACGAAACAAATCTATTAACTCGTTATTATCTTGTAACTCTTGTTTGAATGTTCCAAGGAACAAAGCGGCTTGAGATTCAGTGTCTGAGACGAGTAACATGAACTTACGTTCACGAAACAGGAGGGTAGCTAAGCCATAACCCAGAGTCACTGCTGTGGATTTAGCGTGTCCTCGTGGGGCAGCTATCGCCACAAACTTCTCGTTAGAAGTACATAAATCCCAACACTCGTGGTGAAACTCTGGAGAGCTGCTACGCCCATCAAACCTATTACCTAACACAGAACCGACAAACCCGGCTATCGTATCACCCGTTAAACGTGCCATTTAAATATGCCTTTGCTGATTCTAGTATAGCGACATCGTCCCTGGCATAGCCCAGAACTAGATTACAACTATAACAAAGAAGTCCACGAATTTTTCCTGTTTTATGGCAATGATCTACACAGGCACTAGGAAAATGCTCATTAGCATGAACAGACAATGGGGTATTACAGATAGCACATCTTCCATCCTGTGCTTCCATCATATTAATATAAGTCGCCCATTCTAAACCATACTTCTTTTTTAGTGAGCGTTTCTTTTCGCTTAGTTGACGTTTTTCTGGATTTTGCTCTCTCCAGTTATAAGACCGTTCTATGTATTCTGACTTCTTACCATTATAATGAGCTTTTCGTTTGGCTTTTTCTTTATCTTGATTCTTGAAATAATCAGAAGATATGCAAGTCTTACAAACATACTTATAACCATCAGGGGTACGCTTATTTTTTGAGAACAGTCCTAATGATTTAACCTCTTTACAACGAGTACAGGGTTTAACATCAGCGGATAATGTTGTCATTTCTTCTTACGTGCCCTAGCTGCGCCATCGTTCTTTTTCAAGGAACCGTCGGAATTACGGGAAAAACTCTTGTTGACCGATTCAGATACCACACGGGTATTTGACATCTTGTTTGCACCTCCCTTGGATAGGGGTTTGATGTGGTCAAGGTTTTTACCATCTCCCTTGTGGGTAATACCTGCGGCATTAGCCTCACGGCGGAGGGTGGTACGCTCAGAACGAGCTTTGATTTGAGCGGGCTTACTGTTGTAGAGTTTGTTCTCTTTCTTGTAGTCGCGCTTCCCGTTGGTCATGTAGGGCAAGTTAGTCTCCTAAAGGATATCTGTAACATCCGCATCAACTGTGCGTCTGTCGTTGTTATTCTGTTCAATCTTCTTGGTTGCCATGTCAGCAAACTTTTCAGCAAGTTTCAGCAACTTATCTTCAACATGCTCCTCCGTCTGGACGGCTACCTCAGATTTCTCAAGGATTTCACGACGGTCCTGCATATCCACAGCAACCTTGTGGGCATCCTTCATGTTCACAGGTTTACGGACAACTTGACCTGTTTTCTGGTCAAATTGGAAATCCCCATTAATCATCCGATCTTCAACAACCGTCAAGCTGGCATCTACCAACTTCTTGATTCGGGCAGAGAGTTCAATCTTCTCGTTGGCCTTAACTTCAGCTACAGCATCTTTCCACCAAGTTGAAGCTTTCCAAACCCGCAAGGTAATTTCGGGGATGTTTAGCAACCGGCCAGTTAGGGCTAGGTTGCCTAGAAGCAGGTAGCTGTTCACAGCTTCCATCTTTTGTTTGTCCGACCACTGCTTGTTGGTCGGAGCTAGTGTACTCCGAACAGGAGTGCTAGGTAGTTTCTTTTTGTGTTCAGAATCGGTTAATGACAAGATGTTTCCTTAAACAAAGATTTATTTAGATATTTCGATAAGAGAATATCCTATACCTATATTATAACATAATTTAAAACAAAAGTCAACTGTTTTCTTATAAAAACAAGAAATATTTATTATTTAACAAGGTATTTATCGAAACTTAACAATTTCTCTAAATACTCCTTGACAAATAAGAATTATGTGTTATACTATATTATAATATATATATATATATATAAGTATATTATATAAGTATTAATATATTAATTAAATATAATATATTAATATATAAGTAATATATTATACAAACATCCTTTAGGGATGTTTGTTATATAAGTATTATTTATTAAATATTTAATGTATTCTGTAAAAGAACAACATGCGAGGCCCCAGCCGAGCAGGGAATAGTGATTAAACGCGTTTAAAGCCCCCTTCCAGGGGCGATCTCCTGTTGAGGTATACATGGGTAGCCACCTATCCTTAAAACCCTTTAAATAAGCTTTAAATAGCTCCCTATAACTTGGAGGTCGTAGACCGACGACCCCTATGCCCAAAAAATTATAAAAATATAGGAAAGTGCCTTACGTCCAATCTTCCAGCCCCAGATTTTCCCCCCTACCCCCTTTTGTAGGTGATTTTATGGTCTAAATGGTAATGAGAATCATTCCTATTTAAATAGCCTACTTACGCGCTCAAGTATTAAGCTGCCCCATTTCCTAACCTTGTTAGACATTCCCCACATCTAGGGGTTAGATTAGTTAATCTTACATCTGGAGCAAAGAGAAGATGTTGTTACAATTGGTTACCATTTTGCAAACAAAATGCTTGCAATAGTCTCAAATATAACGATAATGTAGGTATAAACAAATGGAGCATTTAATGCGTAAAACTGACACGGACAACAGACAGGAGACGGTTAGGGCTCCGAGTACCTTGCCTAAGCCCTGCGACCATGACCTGCGCCTAATGCGTGCTGTGGTGCAAGCCAATACCCCAAAAGATTTAGAGCTAGCCCTTGATGCCTTGCAAAGAAGGGTGATACAATGCGACATCTGATGGCCTACATTGGGTTATCTGGTACAATGGCCCTAATGGGTTACTTGTACGGGGTTTCTAGTGGTTCAGAACTAGGCTATGATATGGCGCTAGAGCGTATGCAAGCTGAAGTTAAGGCACAATGCCCGGCATGGTTTACCAAGGTGCAAACCAACCGTAAACCCGTAAGGGCTTGTTATGAATTCACATTTATGAAATAGAATAGATAATCTATTGAAACAATTTGTTACAATTTAGTTTGTTTTGAGTGTTCTTTTCGTGGTATACTTTCGTTAAATAAATGGAGAATTAAATGAAACTGTTTAACCGTTATTGCTACCTTCGCAACAAAGGATTGGGCCTTCGCCTAAGCTGGACTTTGGCCCGAATTGTGACCATTATAAAAGATTAACTAATCTATCAAGGGTTATAACTTTTTCTAAGACTATTAGAAATAGTAGTCTTAGGGGATAGTTATGCGTCGGCATATCGTCGAGTGAGCTAATCCATCAATAGGAGTTTATTATGTCTAGCCAAGTTTCTTACACTGATGACAAAATTGTGTTCATTGACGCCAAGGGCAAGTCCGAAGCGTTTGAGATGTTTGAAGATATGCCCGAAAGTGAGGCAATCCGCGCCCTTAGCGCTGAATTGAAAGCCTCGCACAGTGCCAGTAAGGGGGCAATCTCATTGCTCGTACACATTCTGGACAACCCACGGCTAGACGCCTATCGTGGCACTACTCCAGCAAATGAGGCTGTTCCTAATGAGTTAAAAGCTGCTATTCGTGAAATTGAAACCGAATTCCTGAAGCCCTTGTTTTGCCAACCCCACATTGACAAGGGTGCAAAACCACATACCGTAGAAAAACTGTGGCAAGAATATATGTCCGGCCTCAAGGCTGGGGGCAGTTATGCTGTGGCTAAATCCGAAGCTACAAAGTATTTTAGCTATTGCGGTAAAACTCCCAAAGTATCAGACAATGGGCTTTTGTTGTCAGTGGCTGCCATTAAGAAACTGGTAATCAATGCCAAGGAAGGCTTGCAACCCAAGGAAAAACCGTCCATTGCCGATAAGCTGATTACATTGTCCGGTGAATTGAAAGATCGTACAGAAAATACCATTGTGGGTAGTGCTGCAAGTGCTATTGCGGCCCTTAAATCAATGATTGCTCTGTATGAGGACATCATGCTAGCAGACATGGAAGCTGCACAAGAAACACACGCCCTCAAAACTACCGGGGATGTAGCTAGTGCTGCCAAGGCCATCACGGATAAGGCTTACAAAGAGACACGGTTTCAACGTGCCCCAGCTCCAAAGGTAGCGGCCTAATATGAACACCTTAGCCTTTGATTCCATGTTGCGCAGGGCTTGGTATTCTGATTCCAAACTCCCATTGTGTGAGGCACAGCAAGCTCACATGAATATGCATAACCTACCTTATCAAGTGCGCCACTGGTGAGTGCCGTTAGGTATCACTAACTCAAAAGCCCCGTAATGGGGCTTTTTTATGTGCGTTTCTTTTTTGAGAAACGCTTTTATATAGGTATCGACACAAACCTATTTTCTAATTGTGTTAGAAACTAAATAGAAAGTTTATATGAATAAGACACGCACCCGTTTGATAGCTCAAGGCTTGATTAAGCCCCACACATTGACCCATGCTGATCGATTGGCTAGTCAGGCTAAGGCCATAGCTGCCCGTATGGCTGAGATGAAAAGGTCTATCAACGTAGCCACCCGGCGTCCAGCGCATGTCTGACATCATCCCGTTTATCAAACCAAAGGAGAAGGAGCAGGTGTGTTCCTTCTGTAAAACCCCCACTAAACAGTGTAAATCTGTGGTGGGGGCTATGGCTAGTGAGCATTGTATTTGCGAAAAATGCATCTTACAGTGTAAGAAACGTATTGAGGAATCAAAATGAAATTCTGCAAAGATTGTGACCATTATGTTTTACATACATATGGGGTACGAGACTTCACAAGCTGTGGTAGACCTATCGTGGATGTTGTGCAGGGGACAATACCTAAAAACGCTTCTTGTAGGTTAGAGCGTCTTTCAGAAGTTGATGGTTGTGGACTAACAGCCCGATTCTTTAAGCCTAAAATCATAACACCAAAGCCTAAAAAACTAACAGTGTTAGAAAAACTTATACGTTGGTGGATAAAATGACCCCATACGAGAAAATTGTTTTGTATGTGTTGGTCCAAATGTGGAAAACCCTAATGTATTCCAGTAAACGTACTCCAACAGAAGAAGAAATAGGTATGTTGAGTAGTATTAATGGTGTTTTACAATCAGGAGTCATTTCAAAATGAAACAAGTTGAACAATTGTTTAGACTAGCCGCTGAGAAAATTGACGGTAGTGCTAGACGTACACCGTGGTATAGTATATATGGAAACGGATACACCCATCAGGCCGGTTGTGAGGCCATACACTCATCTACTGTTTCTATAGTAGGAGGGGGGTGGCACGTTGCTAATGACAAGCTCTTTAATTGTGCTCACAAGGGCTTTAGTAAAGTCTTTAAACCCCGTAATTACGATGTATACTGGTTTGGGGAACCTTGCTGTTTTTTGGAGTCTATCAACACCAAACGCAAAAACCATCGTGTCTTTGCCATGCTATTCATGGCAGAGTTGGCTAAAGATCAAGGAATCTAACATGGCAAGTAAAACTAAACAGATATTGAAAACCCGTGAAAGCATAGTTGCTTTAGTAGACTCATATCTATACACGGCCCGTGGTATTGAAGACATCCAAAAAGAGGGTGACTTTAGTGACTTTGAAGATTGTTTGGATGAAATTTTGGAAAAACACCATGAACAAGCAACCTGAGAAACCAACGGTACATTATGATGCCTCCAAAGGTGCCCACATTTATGAGGGATTTAAGGCATTGGTATATCCTATTGACCATACGTCTGAGTGGGTGTCAAATACAAAGATGGTTACCACTTCTAAAGTCATTCGCCATGATGTTAAATCTGGTGAGTTTGAGACTATGAACACTATTTACAAACCTATGGAGGAAGATTAATATGTTCTTTGTGATGAAAGATATTATTTTTGGTGGTAGTTGTTTCTCACGACGTATTAAAGCGCCAACAGTTCACATCAAGACAGCCCGAGCTATAGCTATTAAATACAAGGGCTACATCTTGAATGAGGATAGGGAGTTGGTTGGGCAGGCTGTTAACTCATCCTTGCCTTTGTATATTGATGACACAATTGATATTGGCAGTGGAGAAGATTGTTATGTTTAAACTATCTAGAAAAGATGATGCGGGAAATGATCGGTGTATTTTCTACACCATACACACCGTAGATTGGAAATACGTCTGCACTATTGAGAACGCTGTATCTCATTGTTGTAAACTATCCACTCTATGTAACTATACGGGTTATGGCTTCTTCAATGATGCTGAAAAGGTTAAGAGTTTATTCACCTTCTTAGAGGATAATAAGGAGACTTTTGAATGGGACTTAAACATAGTTATGATGGTGTCTGCGCCTGAAAACCGTGAGTACACCAAAGAGTTATTCAAACATCCAAATGTTATCCCTATGGCCCAAATGGATCGGTTTAGCGGCAGTAGCACTTCCGGTAAACTTGATTTTTACACAGTGAGGTTCGCATGAAAATTCTATTGGTATTTATGTCTGCTGATATGTATTCACATGATATGAGTTTACAAAAAACATTTGTAGCTCGTAATGCCTTTGACGAGGGGCAAATGGGTGGCTACATTAATCAATACAAAGAGCACTTCGACACTAAACATGTCGCTAAACTAGTCCTAACTGTTGTCCAACTGGACGAGGAAACTGGTGCAATTACACCGTTTAATAGTGAAGTGATGGTTCACCCAAAGAAAGAGAAAATCATCATCAATAAACAGAAGCCTGTTACAGGGCGTAATAGTAGGCTTTCTCAACCAAACCCTATTCCCGCTGATATTTTCTTGTCAGGCTATAACTGGAACCCCGTACAAAGCACATTCTCCGTGGGTACCAGCGATCTAGTCGAGGCCCCAGCAGAATGATTGATCTATTCTTTAAAAGCAAGAAAGAACCCCCTGTCTACCCACACACTCCGTTATGGAAAACGGAGAATTATGGGGAGCAGTGGCACGCTGAGAAAGCGGGTCTATCAATTGAGGAATACCGCTCAAGGGTTAAAATTGTCGCTATGGCTTATGCTCAATGTAAGTGGAAGCAAGGTGACTCTGGTTACCCTTACTCAGAGGAAGCTATGGAAGAACACGGTCAGTGCCGTGTTGTCGGTGTTGTTGCTCACTACAATCAATATGGTAATGTAGAGTGGAACAATCCCCCATACATCCTGTCTGTTAGGCCAGCCAAAGCCCCTAACACCACGGTCAATTGTACAGCGGGTTGGTTACAAGCCCATGAACCTACGAAAGCTTGTTAATATGAAAAAGTTAGTTTTGGGCTATTGCCCACAAGGTAATGGAACATCCATTGCTCCGTTTGATCGTGTCTTTGGTGCCAAACAAGACATTAGTAAAAGCATTGAGGGTGTGGATGCTGTTGTCTTTTGGGGTGGTACAGACATCCATCCATCCCTCTACAAAGAGAAGCCACACAAACGCTCTCAATGTCTGTTCTCTACGCCATCGTCTAGGGATATATTTGAGTGGAATGCCATGAAGTATTGCCTCACTAACAACATCCCCATGATTGGGGTATGTCGTGGTGCGCAGATGCTTTGTGCTTTTGCTGGTGGCCGGTTGATTCAGGATTGTGATGGGCACGTTGGGGGTTCAGGTGGAGGCCACCCCATTACAGTATTGAATGGCCCCATTGGCACAAAGAACATCTATGCTACATCATGCCACCATCAGATGATGTATCCGTTTGATGTCCCACATGAAATGTTGGGTTGGTCCTCTGTACACCAAAGCTCTAGGTATGAGAATGCCGAGGGGTTGGTTAATATGGATGGTAAAGTTGAGCCTGAGATTGTCTATTTTCCAGACATCAAAGGCTTTGCTATTCAGGGGCATCCAGAGTGGGCAGAGAACACACCGTTTGCCGATCATTGCAACAAACTCATCAACGAGTTATTCTTTCAAACTATAGAGGTTTAATATGAAAACACCACACACACATGCTGCTCTAATTAAGGCATGGGCAGATGGAGCAACCATTCAAATTAGTATGGACGGTGGAGGGGGTGTCCCAGTTTGGTACGACCTTATCAGTCCTTGTTGGTCTGCTGCGGTAGATAGATACCGAATCAAACCAGAGCCAAAGCCAGATATCGTGGTGTATCGAAAGGTACAAATGGATGGTGCACATGTAATCAACTCGAACGCAAAACATTACAATGTAGAGTACATTTTTGACGGAACAACTCGTGAACTTAAATCAGTAAGGATGCTACCATGATTAGAACACCCCCACAACATAACACAATCAATCCCCCCGGACAAATTATTAACCGTGGTATTGGTATTGATGTTTACCTCATTATGGAAACAACAAAATGCTCACGCTCTGATGCACAACGTGTATTGGATTTGATGCATAAAGACAACCTCTCATTGGGAGAAGCTGCTCGTACTATTGGAGTAATCAAATGAAATTTGTATTTGGTATTATTGTTGGTGTCATTATGTCTGCCACTATGGCAGCTAATGCTGGTTGGCTTAGTAGTGGTATTGGTGGTGCCGTAGGCGCTCACATGGCTACTAGTGGTATCGAAGGTAAGGTTGATTCCATTAACTTTCGATTGGATGCCTTGACAAAGGCTATTGATGGTGTTAAAGTTTGTAAATAAAGGATACTTATGTTTAAGAAAACTGTTGCTAAGGTAAATTGCTCTTGTACTACAGGTGACGCCGCTGCCTATCAAGACAAGGTGTATGGAAAAGGAGTGCGTGTGGCAAACCTGTCCACAAAATCTGTGAAGTCTGGTGTGTCTACTGTAGAGGTAGGATGCACGGTATGTAGTCGTAAACATACAGTTCAAGAATCTCGTTTGTCATAAGGAGTTTATATGCGTTTAGGTTGCGACCCCGAAGTATTCCTCCTTAACAAGGAAGGAAAGCCAATCAGTTCTATTGGCTACATCAAGGCCGACAAGTATCATCCTTTGCAAATCCCAGACATGCCGTCTGGATTTACACTACAAGAGGACAATGTTTCTCTTGAATATGGTATTCCCCCTGCTGCCAGTGCCGCAGAATTTATTGGGTCTATCAACGCCGTGATGAAGAAGTCTTTGGACTACTTGCCAGAACTGAGCTTTAGTAAGATGTCTTGTTTGATCTTTCCAGAAGATCAAATGCAACATCCACTAGCCCACATCTTCGGATGCGAACCTGACTATAACGCATGGACAGGTAAAGAGAACATCAAACCACTACCTCCACACGAGTATATGCGCTCTGCTGGTGGGCACGTACACGTTGAGACAACCCATGACCCCATTACCACAGTCCGCAGCATGGATCTTTATCTTGGTGTACCTAGTGTACTTATGGATACTGGTGAGGAGCGCCGGAAAATGTACGGAGGACCGGGAGCCCACCGAGTAAAACCATATGGTGTTGAATATCGAACACTCAGCAACTTCTGGATTTTTGAGGATCGTTTGATTCAGTGGGTGTGGGATAATACAGCCCGTGCTTTGGATAGTAATATTGATGTGGCTGCCTATTCCAACGAGATTATTAGCGCCATCTCAAACAACGACAAGAAACTAGCTCGTGAGTTGGTGGATTGTTTCCAACTGGAGGTTGTATGATTGCTGTACCGTCAACATGGCGGGATGTTAGTAAGTATTACGAGGGGACTTACATCAAGCTCCCAGAGTATGGGGACATGCTTTTCTTTGTACAACGTGTACGAGAGAGTATGATTACGGGTATCAATGAAGATGATACTGTCTTTGAGATTCATTTGAATGAGAAGGCCCCCTTCCACCTAGACTACATCCTTCCACACAGGGCCGTGTTCCAGTTTGGACAAGATGCTGTTAGCCTACGACGTGTACCCGCACGGCAATATCGCAGAGGACTGCATTCTGATAACACTAAGATTGTGTCTGTAACAAACGGTGAGGGATACCCCCTAAGTTTCGACCTTCTAAAAGCTTTTGTAAATAAACAGAAGTATGTCCTGTTATCAGAGGCCCTTGAAGATCGTGGGACATTCCGTTCTGTAGCGTTGACATCGCGTATGTCATATGTTAGAGCGGGGCGTGAGTTGCGCATTGACAACACTACTGTAGCTGTAATTTCTAAGGCAGAGCGTATTATTAAAATGACACGCCCCATCTTCTCAAAAGAAATTAAGCAATACCTACAGGACAATTCTCTGACCTATGGAGTTATCTAATGATTTATAGTGACTTTAACCTGCTCCAGCCCCCTCACTTGGTGTCTGGGTCCACCCCTTTGTTTATTGGGTGTGAGTTTGAGATTGAAGATATTGTTGATGCAACATCGATTACAGACCTTGTATCTACAACAACAGATGGTTCATTGCGCAATAATGGGTTGGAGTTCATTACACCACCCCTGACAGTGCCCTCTGCTATAGAGACTTTTAATGCTTTACATAAGAATTTAAAGTATGGCAAAGCACCCTTTACTGAGCGTACATCAATCCATGTCCATGCAAATTGTTGTAACTTAACTCAACAAGAGGTAAAAAACATTATCTTGTTGTATGCTCTATATGAAGAGGCTTTCTTTATGATGATTGATCCCTCACGCCGAGACAACATCCACTGTGTTGCCTTGACCGAGACACATCTTCCATCACTATACAGGGCACCAGTAGCAACATTAATTTCAAAGTGGCATAAGTATACTGCTCTGAACATCAAACCCCTATCTCAATTGGGTACTATTGAGTTCCGACATATGCACGGTCACAATGATCTTAAACTTTTCTCTGAGTGGGTAACCCTCATCGAGAATCTATTTAAGTTGGGTAGAAACTTTCATATCTCTGAAAAGGTTTTTGAGGAGGAAGCTTTAAAAACCATGTTCATGGATCTGTTCGGAGGAACGGGTCTATCAAAACATTGGCCAACTGTACGCGGTTTGATGGATAACCAAATCATTGATGTTAAGTTTTCAACTCTCTAGGAATTAATATGTGTGGTATTGTTGGTGCTATTATGAAGCCGGAAAACGGATTCTCTATTCAAGCAGAGAACTGTTTTTATCAAATGCTGGAAGCGGATACGTTTCGTGGGGATGACTCTACGGGGGTTATCTTTGTAAATAACGATACGTCTTTTGGCATTATGAAGGATGTATTTCCTGCTACGTATATTACGGATACGATTAAGTCCTCTGAGCAGGGTCGTCGTGC